AACCTAAAACTCCGCAGGAAGCATGCATGCGTATCGGTGGTACTATCTTTCCTATAAATGATCTTAAAGAACAACTCGCCCACGTAAGAACTCATCCAGAGAAATTTGAAGATACAGAATATATCGGGAAACTTGTTATTGATCCGGAAACTGAAAAGATAAAATGGGAACCGGATCCGGAAGCAAAACCAATTAGGATATTCCCTTTAAATGATAAGAAGCTCATAGAAGGATGTATAGTTATTTATGAGCATCCGGTAGCTGGAGAAGATGGAGAAGTACCATATGGTCTTTATTTATCAGGCAATGATGCTTATGATCACGATGATTCAACAACAGATTCGCTTGGTTCTACATTTATAATGAATAAGGTAACAGGAAGAATTGTTGCGGAGTATACTGGCCGACCATTAACAGCTAACATGTATTATGAGAATGTTCGTAGGTTATTAATATATTATCATGCTAAGTGTAATTACGAGAATGATTGTAAGGGAATGGGAACTTATATGAATAATTCATTTGCTTCATATTTGCTTTGTGATACACCAAAAGTAGTAGCAGATAGAGTTGTTGACAAGATTGTTCTTAACAGGGGTAAGGGTTCTCCAGGAACACAAGGAATAAATAAGTGGGCCAGAGAACTAATCCTTATATGGCTTGTAACTAAAATTAGTAATGATAGCGAATTAACGAATTTACATACTATAAGATCTATTCCATTATTACAGGAATTAATATATTGGCATAAAGACGGGAATTTTGATCGCGTATCTGGTCTTGGGATGTTAATGCTTCTCAAGGAAGATATGATGCATTTTGATCCGGAAGAATCGCATAAGGCATTGGAGGTACCAGATTTTTTTGCAAGGACAGCAATGTTTCAACATAAGGCTAAAGAGAAACTTGATCCATTTGCAAAGATTATTAAAATGAGACAATTGAAAGAGTAACTAAACCAATCAAAAATTAAAATTATGTTACAGACAAAAATTTACCATTTGCCTGCTCAGAAAAAATCAATGGCCGAAAAGAATGATACCTGGGGCAAAGAAAATATTGAGGCAGGATTAACAATCACTACCTCTGAAACAGGATTGATCCGGAAACGCAAAGCGGATATCAAAGTAAATTATAACTTGATAGCAGGGATAATTGACGAAGCAGAGATTGAGAAAGCCTTTAATCCTATGAATATTAAAGGTGTTAACTTCCCTGCAAAGATTCAGAACTATCCTATTGAGCTATCAAAGTTTAACGTATTAAAAGGAGAAGAATCAAAACGTAGATTCGATTTCCGTTTAAGAACAGTTAATGAAGATGCTATTAGTGCAAAAGAATATGCAATGGGCATGCAACTAAGAGATCTTATATTTTCTGAAATAAGCAACTCTAATTATTCGGAGGAACAGGCAGCGAAGAGGATGGAACAATTAAAGCATTATCAGGAATATGAATACCAGGATGCTTCCGAGAAGATGGGTAGTAGGATACTGTCATACTTCTGGCACACACAGCAATTAAAATTCGTATTCAGTTCGTCATTCTTTGATGTGCTTGTAGCTGCAGAAGAAATCTTTTCTGTAGATGCAATACATGGTGAACCAATAATAACAAGAAAAAATCCCCTTAACATATCTACTATGGGTATGGGGGAAAGTCATAAGATAGAAGACGCAGATTTAATAGTGGAGGACGGTTTCAGATCCGTTGGTAGCGTGGTCGATGAGTTTTGGGATGTTTTGAGCAGTGATGAACAGACACAACTTGAAGAGAAAAGTCGTTTCGGAAAACATCCTGCAGATATAGTATTGATTGGTCCTGTTGATAGTGATCAGGAAAGTACTTTGCATTCAAACTCCCAACTCATAACCGTTGATGGTGAAACAGCTCGTGGCTTCGGAAGTTTTTATAATGCCGATGGTGATATAAGAGTGTCCAGGGTAGTGTGGAAATCCCGTAAGAAAGTTGGACAATTAAGTTATATTGATGCAAAAGGAGATGAAAGAGAAACATTTGTTGATGAGAATTTCCCGGTAAGAGAAGATCTTGGTTGGAAAGTTAAATGGGTTTGGATTAATGAATGGTGGCAAGGGTATAAGATCGGGCCGGACATATACAAAAGAATGGAGCCACTACCAAGAATAGGATCTACAATAAGTAATCCTTCTAAATGCTTACCCCCTTATGTAGGTACAATATACAGTATAAACACCAGTGAAGGCATATCTCTTATGGATAGGGTAAAACCATACAAATACCTTTATAATGTCTATATGAGGCGTACAGAGCTTGCGTCTGCACGTAATAAAGGAGTAATAGCTGAATTGGATCTTGCCGAGATACCTGATGGCTGGGATGAGGAGATGGTAATGATGTATGCAGAGATGAATGGATATATGATTAAGGATTCATTTAAAGAAGGTAAGAAAGGACAGGCACAAGGAAGATTAGTAGGTACTGTTAAGCAAAGAAAATCAGAAGCAATAAACTTGTCTTCGGAAGGAGTGATAAAAGCAAATCTTGAACTGGCACTATATGTTAAGAATGAACTTAGTGAAATAGCAGGGATATCTCCACAACGTGAAGGACAGGTTAGTAATCGTGAAACACTTGGTGGTGTAGAGAGGAGTGTTACACAATCTTCTCATATTACAGAGGAGTGGTTCATGTTACATGATAATACAAAGATAAGAGTGTTAACATTAATTCTTGAAACAACAAAATACTGCTGGGGTGATGCAAAGAATGGTGGTGTAAAGAAATTGCAATATGTTGATGATGGATTAATTTCCAATATAGTAAACGTTGATAGGAAGATGTTGGCTGAAAGTGAGTATGGGTTATATGTATCAGACAGTTCAAATGATGCAGCACTTATACAAGCGATCAAGCAGTTTGCTCATGCAGCATTGCAGAATGATAAAGCTAAGTTATCAGATGTGTTGAATATATATCGTGATACAAGCGTTTCAGCTATGGCTAAGAAGCTTGAGCAGTCAGAGAAAGATAGTAATCAAAGAGAAGATACTGCAAGAAAAGAAGGTTTGGAATCACAAGAGAGAACACAACAAGCAATGATGCAGTTTGAGCAAATGAAACTTGAGCAAACATTCAATATTGAGATGAGTAAGATTGAAGCAGATATCACAATGAAGCAAATGGAGATTGATGCTGAGATGATGAAAAATCAAGATGCAAATAGTAACCAATTAGAGAAGAATCAGGCTGATCTCGAAAAACTACGTTTGCAACTTGATGAGAGGCGTAAGGAATTTGAAGAGAAAAGTAAGCAATTCAATGCAAAACTAAAGCAGGATAAAGAGATTAATAAACTGAATATCAATTCGCAAGAGAAGGTTGCAAAGCAAAGGAAAGTAGCATCAAAAGCTTAAATAAAATTTTACGAAAATCTCAAAACGTATAATAAAATTATATATAAAAATCTCTATAAAGGAAAAAACTTATATAACAAAGACAGTATTGGTGATACTGTTGTGCATTTATTTACTAATTATTAAACTTGTAAAGCAAAGGAGAAATTATTTATGGAAAAAGAGCAGCAAACTCAAGAAGGTCTTTTTAACACTATCGACACAGGGAGTATTGAAGACAATCTAATCACTGTTGATCAAACCGAAGAAGAACTTAAAACAGTTCAGAAGGAGATCGGAACGGTTGATGACAAAGGAGATGGTAAAGGCACAGAAAGTGCTGACAAATCTACAACCACCGGTGATAATAAACCGGTTGAGAAACAAGAACCAAAAAAGCCTGAAACTATTCAGGTTGATAATACATCTGAAGCAGCAGGAACAGATGAACAGAAAATAAAAGAAGATACAAAATCTGGGGGTGCGCCAAAAACCACCGAAGAGTCTTCTGTTCATCTCCATGCTGCGTCTCTTCAGGATAAAGGCGTACTCCCAAATTTTAATCTTGATGACATTAAAGACTTACCACCTGCCGAGGCATTAGATAAGATAGATGAACATATTGCTACACAGATACAGGAATCAATTACTTCCGGTGTTGAGCAGTATAAAAAATCTCTTAGTCCAATGGCACAGGATTTTCTTAAATCACTTGATGAAGGTGTTCCGCTTGAGGATGTACGTAATATAATGTCTTATAAAGAAAGGTATGCATCTATAAGAGAAAATGACCTTAAGGATAATGAGGATCTTCAAAAAGAAACTTATTCTGAATCCTTACGCATGAAAGGGTTTACTGAAACAAAAATTGCGAAATTCGTTGAGAAAGCAGTACAAGACGAAGAGTTGCTTGATGAGTCTAAGGATGGACTAACTGATATTAATTCAGCTATTACAAAACAGGAAGAAGGAAACAAGCAAGCAGCAATAGAGAATAAGAGAGTCAGGGATAAAGCAAATGATGCAACAAAGTTAGAGATAACAAAAACTGTTTCAGAGGCAAAAGAAATATTCCCGGGTATAGAGGTAACTAAGGCCGAGAAAACAAAGATCGAGGAAATGATGACTGTTCCTGTACGTTATGAAAGCAGGAATGGTAGAGAGATTCCTGTTAGTGCTGCAATGGATATAAGAGCTAAGGATCCTATTGCATTTGAGATGAAACTTAATTATTTTATCAAGAATGGATTTTTTGATGGCAATAAGGATCTTAATAAGTTTGCTAAGAAATCTGAAAGCAACGCTACGAATAAATTATTAAATAGTTTTGGGACTGAGAAGCATAAATCCGGATCTCCATCTGTTCAAACAGCAAAAACAGAAACGGAGAAGGAAGAGGAGAGTGCTATCATTTTCCCAGCAGACATGTAAAAACCAATTTTTAAATTTTATATAAATGCAACAAGTATCACCATTACAAGAATACGAACCGAAAGATTGGGCTGGTTTAACAACCAAGAACCACTTGGGCGCGATATTCCAAACGCAACCCCAAGAAACGAGTAAGTTAGTAAGTTTGCTATATAAGGCAAACAGAGGTATTAATTTTTCTATATTTTTGAATAAATTTAATACATTGACACTACCCACGGATGATGATTTCCGTTGGAGACTTCAAGGAAGTTCAAAGAAGAATATTCCTTTGAGTGCATGTTATGTTAACGGATCTGCAATTTCTGCAACAAGCAGGGTTGGTATAAACGGAGCAAGGTTTACACTGGTTTTTCCTGAGCAGTATTTTTCAGACACTAACTTGATTGTTGGTGAGCAGAATTCCGTATATCCTATTCGTATTGTAGATATTCCTTCACCTAACGGTTTAAGTTGGGAATATGAATGCGAATTATTTACCGGTGACCCGGATCTGTATATTCCTTATGCTGAATTAGTAGCAGGTAAAAGATTTTCAAAAGAATGGTCTATTGTAGAAAAGACGTTATCACTCAAGGGTGGAACACCTTCATACACCAGTCCTTTCTCCATGAAGAATACCTTCTCTATGATTCGTATGCAGGATACCAGACCTGGTAATATGATTGATCGCCCCGTGGCATTTGCATGGAAAGCGATTGATTCTAACGGTAAAGAATCTATAATGAAGACCTGGCAGGATTATGCTGATTGGGAATTTGAGCAGCAGTTTCAAGACATGGCTGACAAGCTGACCAATTTCGCATCTACTAATAAGGCTTCTGATGGAACATTCAAGCAAATTGGTAATTCCGGATTTAAGATTGAGCAAGGAGCAGGGTTAGAAGAGCAGATAGAGAGTGGAAATGTTCTTTATTACAATGACTTTGATCTGGATATTGAGTGGCTTACAGAGGCTATTATGGACCTTACTGATGACACCAATGGTGGATATGGAGATAGTCGTGAGGTTATTATGCGTACCGGTAAATGGGGAGCGTACAATTTCCACAAATCAATCAAGAATTATACACAACTTTATACTCCACTGAGAAACATGGATATGTTGTATAAGACTGGTAAGGGATGGGGACTGCATGAAAATTTTATTGAGTATATCGGTCCCGATGGCACCAAGCTTGGTGTTCTTGTAGATCCTACATTTGATGACAGAGAAAGAAATAAGATAATGCATCCATCTGGAAAAGGTGTTGCACAGTCTTATGTTTATCAGATTCTCAATGTTGGTCGTGTGGGTGGAGAAGATAATATTAAGTTGGTTCTTGAAAAAGGCATGGAAGACTTCATGGGATATATTCCTGGTCTTCGTGATCCTTTCCAAGTACAGGGTAAGACAAGAATGATGGCTTCACCGGAAGATGGATACACCATACACAGAGCTACAACTCGTGGTGTTATGGTTAAAGATCCTACAAGGTGTGCTACAATTAAGCCAAGTGTGCTTACTTAAGATAAGTAATTGAATTATTAACTAATTATAAGGAGGTAAAATAGCATGGAGACAAATGCTTATAGTAAAAAGATCCGGGAACTCCGGAAGAAGAAAGTAATAATAAGACCTATCCGAAGAAAAGGCGGATGGGTGCCCGAGACTCATGATAGCTCTTTCATGAATGATGGAGCTAACATGGGAATCGTTGTTCCTGTAACACATGGGAATGTAATTGTTGATCCTTTATATGATTTTGTAAAGGATGATGAGTATGATGACAAGAAGTTATTTGCAAGAGAGATTGGTGTAGAGGACGAGACGAGATTAAATGTTCATGTCAAGAAGAATTATTGGGTTGGGAATACCGTATCATTAAATAGGAATGGATTAACACTTGAGTTATCAAATCCTATTGACTTTATAAAGTATATAATTTTACGGTCAGATACCGCCCGGATTGCACCAAACTGGAAAAGCAGATTCGAGAAAGGAACTTACAAATTTGCAATGGTTGCTGAAGGTGAAGAGATCGAAGCAAAGGTTACAAAGGTTGATGATGTAAAAGAAGCATACAAGTTATTTGGTAAGATTGATTATTCAGTAACAAAAATGAAAGACTTCTTGTATGT